TCCAACAGGCGATTATGTTGATGCAGTCGAACCAGAAGGCGATAGTGGCGAAACAGTTTATGTGACTAGAAAGGTTGGATTAGATACTCCTGCTACTGCGTTGAGAGTTATCCTTGATGCACATAAACCTTCTACTGCTGATATTAAAGTTATGTATAAAATTCTAAGGTCAGATGACGCATCTAACTTTGATGACTTGGGTTGGGTATATTTCAATAGTACAGGAACTACTGATAGCACTGTAACTGCAAATACTACGAAAGATAACTTTACTGAATATCAATATACTGCAGGTAAAAAAGATGATGGTACGGGAAGTGCGTTAGATGAATTTATTTCATTTGCGATTAAGATTAAAATGCAAGGAACAAATTGTGCTGAAATACCAAGAATAAAAGATTTAAGGGCGATGGCACTAGCAACATAAAATTATGAGTGGAAGAATACCAGTAAAAGATAAATCAGATTTAGCAAGAGATGTTCATTCTAGTGGAATCGTAAATACAAATAGAAGTGCATACGAAACTGCAATTAAACGAGCAAGAGATGCACAAAGACAAAGAGATGAAATCAGGGAAGCTACACGAGAAATAAACGAATTAAAGAATGAAATGGGTGAAATTAAATCTCTTTTGATGAAGTTAGCGAACACTTCTTAGTCGTTTACTAACCCATCTTCTTTATAAATATAAACAAAGGAAGAAGTAAATGGCAACACCAACAACAAAAGCAACATTCAAAAATTATTGTTTAAGGTCATTAGGTCAACCTGTTATCGAAATTAATGTTGATGATGACCAATTAGACGATAGAGTTGAAGAAGCGCTTCAATATTTTCAAGAAATGCACTATAATGGTGTAGAAAGAGTTTTTCTTAAACACGTAATAACAGCCGCAGATTTAACAAGGGGACAAGCAAACGATACTGCTGCAACTGCAACAGATGATAAAGATGGTTCAACAACTGCCGATTGGGTAGAACAAAAAGGTTGGATACCTGTTCCAGATACAGTTTTATCAGTCGTTAGAGTTTTTCCTTTTGATGACAGTTCAACAAATAATTTATTTGATGTGAGATATCAATTGAGATTAAATGATTTATATGATTTTTCTTCTACATCTGTTATGCATTATAAAATGACAATGCAACATTTATCTTTTTTAAATCAAATGTTAGTGGGAGAAATTCCCCTAAGACATAATCAACATCAAAACAGATTGTATATAGATATGGATTGGACAAATGATATTGCTGCTGGTGAATATTTAATTATAGAAGCATATAGACAACTTGACCCGACAACTTATACTTCAATATGGAATGATATGTATTTCAAAAGATATGCAATCGCCTTGGTAAAAAAACAATGGGGGAATAATCTACTTAAATTTCGAGGTATGCAAATGTTAGGTGGTGTTGAAATTAATGGTGAGACTATTCTTACCGAAGCGAAAGAAGAACTAGAAAAACTTCAAGAAGAAATAAAATTAGCATATGATGTACCACCAATGGTTCAAATAGGATAGATAAATGCCAACAAATGTATACTTTGATACTGGAACTCAATCAGAACAAGACCTTTATGAAGCAATCGCTATTGAACAAATAAAGATTCAAGGTCAAGAAGTATATTATTTACCAAGAACACTTGTAAAAGAAGATAGTCTTTTTTATGAAGATAGTCTTTCTAAATTTGATGATGCTTATTTAATTGAAATGACATTTAATGAAGTTGAAGGTTTTGGTGGCGAAAAAGAATTAATGGGCAAATTCGGTTTGGAAATGAGAGAAGAATGTTCCTTTACCGTTGCAAGAAGAAGATTTGAAGAATTAGTTGGGATTGATTCCAACCTTATAGTTTCGTCAAGACCAAACGAAGGCGATTTAATTTACTTCCCTAAAGTAAATAAAATGTTTGAAATAACATTTGTTGACCATGACGACCCATTCTATCAAGTACAAAATAGACCTACATACAGATTAAGTTGTAGAACATTTGAATATTCAAGTGAAATTATTGATACTGATATAGCAGAAATAGATGCAGTAGAAACAACATTTACAAGAGATTCAATGCAGTATCAAGTTTCAATGGAACAATCTGGTTCATATACAGAAAGTTTCCAACTGGAAAGTTCTGCTGGTGGAGAGAATTTAATATTAGACGGAACAGATGGTTCTAGTACAAATGCTGATAGTGATATCATTGGTGAAACTGAATACTTATCTGGTGCAATACTCGCAGAAGATACCGAACAATCAAGAATTGATTTCTATAATAATTTTGGTTTATCATTCACAGTTGGTGAAAGAATTGTCGGTGCAAGTTCTGGTGCTATCGCATATGTGTTGGATACATTAGACCCAATGGCATATACTTTAATTACTGCAACAGAATTTACAGATGGTGAAACTTTTACTGGGCAAACAAGTCAAACCACAGCGAAAATAAAAGATTTGCTAGGAACAAAACACTATATAGTTAAAGAGGATTATATAGTAGGAGACCAAAGTTCAGATTATAAAGCACAAAATGAATATCTTGATGTACTTGATGATACCATTTTTGATTTTTCTGAATCAAATCCATTCTCAGAAGGTGGATTATAGGAGTTATAAATCATGTTAGGACAATCACAATTCTATCACGAAACAATTAGAAAATTAGTAGTAGCTTTCGGAAGTATGTTTAATGACATTCACTTAGTTCGTAAGAACAATGCTGGTGTTATTACACAAACTATGAAAGTTCCACTCGCATATGGACCGAAACAAAAATTTCTTGCGAGACTTAGACAGGACTCAACTTTAGATAATAAAGTCGCAATAACTTTGCCTCGTATCGGTTTTGAAATAACTGGATTAACTTATGACCCTACACGAAAATTAAATCGTGTTCAAAAATTTAAAAAAGTTAAAAGTGGTAGTAATAAACAATTAGAAACTCAATATATGCCTGTTCCTTATAATTTGGAATTTGCATTATCTATCATGTCAAAAAATAGTGATGATGGGTTACAAATATTAGAACAAATACTTCCATATTTTCAACCAGATTATACTGTAACAATTAATGATAATGTTGCAATGGATTCTAAAAGAGATATTCCTATTATATTAAATAGTATTAGTTATGAAGATAGTTATGAAGGCGATTATGCTTCAAGACGTTCTATATTATATAATCTTGCTTTCACATTGAAATTTTATCTATACGGGCCAGTTACTTCAACAAGTATTATCAAAACTGTGCAAGTCGACCAATACGCAGATATGCCTGATAAATCTCCTACAAGAGAACAGAGATATACAGTTACACCTGACCCAACATCTGCAGATGCAGATGATGATTTTGGATTTAATGAAACATCATCTTTCTATCAAGATGCGAAAGATTATAATCCAACTACAGGTTCAGACGAATAAATACTTCTGTAGGATAGTATTATGAGTATTGATGAAAAAATAAATGAAGCATTGGATATCGTTGAGGATATAAAAAACGAAGAAAAGAAAATTATTCCCCGACCATCTGGTGATGATGAAAAAGAAATTGACTACAAGTATAGTCGTGAAAATTTCTATAACCTAATTGAAAGAGGTCAAGATGCGATTGAAGGTATTCTTACTCTTGCAAAAGAATCAGAACATCCAAGAACATATGAAGTTGCTGGACAATTAATTAAAAATGTTGCTGAAGTAACAGAAAAATTAATGCAACTTCAAAATGATATGAAAAAATTAAAACAAGTTCCAAACAACGCACCAAAAAGTGTAACCAATGCATTGTTCGTTGGTTCAACTGCTGAATTACAAAAAGCGTTAACTGGAAAAGGGAGAATTGAAAAAGATGTTTCCACCGATGCCGACATTAGAAGCACAGACAGCGGAACTGACTAGGTTTTTATTGCCATGGGTTGGCATTTTACTTAGTGCTATCATTGCGATTATGTTTAAAGATTGGGCGACATCTTTAGCAAAAGGATTGCAATTTAAATGGAATCCTGCTTTTAATGAAGGCGATGAAATTATTCTTGATGGCACACAGGGAATGATTGTAAAGATTGGTGCAAGAGAAACAGTATTCAGTGTATATTCTGATAGTGGTTTAATATGGAGATATGTTCCAAACGAAAGAATTGCATATTTAAAATTAGAAAAAGTGATTAATCCCGATTTGCATTTAGATACCAAAGTAGAAAAAGCAAAAAAATTACAAGACATGATTGATATGTTGCAAAATGAAAAAATTACTGCGAATAAAAAAGATATAGAGCAACTGAAAAATGGCGACAAATAAAACTTATCTTGGCAATCCCAACTTAAAAGCTGCCAATACAAAAATAAACTGGACACCAGAAACGGTTAAAGAATACACTAAGTGTATGAAAGACCCACTTTATTTTATTGAACAATATATTAGAATCATATCTCTTGATGAAGGTTTAATACCTTTCAAGATGTATAAGTTTCAAAAGAAAATGATTAAAACTTTTCATAAGAATCGTTTTAGTATTTGTAAACTCCCAAGACAATCTGGAAAATCTACGACCATAATAGCTTATTTGTTATACTATGTTTTATTTAATTCAACTGTTAATGTTGCTATTCTCGCAAACAAAGCTGCAACTGCAAGAGATATCCTCGGGAGATTACAACTTGCATATGAAAATTTACCTAAGTGGTTACAACAAGGTGTGTTACAATGGAATAAAGGTTCTCTTGAATTAGAAAATGGTTCGAAAATACTTGCCGCTTCTACAAGTGCTAGTGCAGTAAGGGGTGGTAGTTATAATATTATCTTCTTAGATGAGTTTGCATATGTTCCAAGTAATATCGCAGAACAATTTTTTAGTTCTGTTTATCCTACAATATCTGCTGGTAAAGATACAAAAGTGATTATCGTTTCAACCCCACGGGGTATGAATATGTTTTATAAATTGTGGATTGATTCGGAAAATAAAAGGAATTCTTATATACCAATAGAAGTTCATTGGAAAGAAATTCCTGGTAGAAATGAAAAATGGAAAAAAGAAACGATACGGAATACATCAGAAGCACAGTTCCAAACAGAATTTGAATGTGAATTTTTGGGTTCTGTAAATACTTTAATATCGCCGTCTAAATTAAGACGACTTGCATATAAAAATCCAATTAAAACAAGTGCTGGATTAGATGTTCATATAATGCCAGAAAAAGGGCATACTTATATGTTGGTTGCAGATGTATCAAGAGGACTTGCAAATGATTATTCTGCATTTTTAGTTATTGATATAACAGAACTGCCATATAAAGTTGTTGCGAAATATAGAGATAATGAAATTAAACCTTTATTGTTTCCAAATAAAATATATGATGTTGGAAAAGCGTATAACCAAGCATTCGTGCTTGTGGAAGTAAATGATATCGGAGAACAAGTCGCACATGCATTACAATTTGATTTAGAATATGATAATATGTTAATGGCGATGATGCGTGGTCGTGCTGGACAGGTACTTGGTTCTGGACTTGGTGGAGCTGGTAGGTCGCAACTTGGAGTAAGAACAACAAAATCTGTAAAGAAAATTGGTTGTTCTAATTTTAAAACTCTGATAGAAGCAGATAAACTTATTACACAAGATTATGATTTCATTAATGAAATGTCAACTTTTGTTATTCATGGAAGTTCATATACGGCAGATGATGGGTGTAATGATGATTTGGTAATGTGTGGTGTATTGTTTTCGTGGTGTACTACCCAACAATTTTATAAAGAACTAACTGATATTGATTTAAGAAAAAAGATAAGTTTAGAATCAGCAGAACAACTTGAAAGTGATATGTTGCCATTTGGGTTTGTCGTAGATGGTTTAGAAGAAGAAAATGTCGGTGAAATGGTAGATGATTTTGGAACTCGGTGGTCACCTGTTATAAGAACAACTGACGATTTTTAATTATATAAATTCAAGTAAATCATTATCTATTTTTAACCAACAATTATAACAAACAATTTTACATTCGGAT